CTGCGGCAGATAACTCAGAAAATGTATTCATTCTGGATAAACCTATGCTAAATGAAACGGGAAATACATTGGTTTATCCATTTGGATTTGAACCTACATATCACAAGTACCGCATGGATTATCCGGAAAAGCTAAAAATGGGAAATAACATTTTTGTTGGAGCAATGGCTGACATATTTGGGAAATGGGTTCCAGGCGAATGGATCAGAGATGTAATGGAAACCTGTTTGGATAACCCAATTCACAATTACCTGTTTCTCACCAAGAATCCGGAGAGATATACGGAATTTGGAGTGCCGGCGGGACTGGAAAATATGTGGTACGGAACAACCATTACCTGTGATGCGGATGCTGACAGATTTAATTATCTTCCTGCTGGATGCAATACGTTTGTCAGCATTGAACCACTAATGGGAGACATTGTTTCTAAGCATAATGTGATGTTTCGACAGGTTGATTGGATAATCATCGGAGCAGAGACGGGACGTAACAAAAATAAAATAGTGCCAGAACTGCAATGGATAAAAGATATTGTCGTAAAAGCTGATTATAATTCTGTGCCAGTTTTCATGAAAGACAGTCTGATTCCGATTGTCGGGGAAGAAAATATGCGCCGAGAATTTCCAAAGCAGCTGCAACATTCGGAGATTAGCCCGAAGCTGAAAGCAAAGTTGTTTGATGGCTGTGCATCATGCAAGGCTCATTTGAGAAAAAGCGAAATGATAACCCTGCTGGCAAGGTCAAAAAGAGGCGAACAGCCCAAACAATTCGGGTTTATGTGCAGGGATTGCTTCAAAGAGTTTTGCAAAGACCTTGGATTAGATATACCGGAGCTTATTGGATTGGCAGAGAGCGTAACGATAGGTCCAGGTGATAAAGATGAGTAAATGGAACGCAAACAGAGAGGGTTATGCTGACAATACCGCCAGCATAGCAATCCAGAGAGTGTCAAAAGAAGAAAGGAAGAACAATATGGCAAAGAGAAGCTGCAGACGAACAACTGACGAGAATGCTATTCACAATAAGGCTGTAAAGATAAGAAAAATGACAGATGAGCAGCTGGTACATTACGTTGAGGACAGAGTGGAAAAGGCGAGAAGTGAAGGTTTTAATTGTGGAAAAACACAGGCACCCAAACATAAAACTGTGGATATTACAGGAATTATCGAGGAAATTAGCTCTGTGAAAGGAATTGGAGCAACTAAATTGGCTGATATAAAAGCTATTCTTGAAAAACATCTGGAGGTGAGAGCTGATGCCTGATCCTCGAAGACAGCTTGTTGGCAGGAGAAGCAAAGTATCCGGAGAGACGTTCGAGAGGTGGATTTCAAATGCGTGCGAATTCTATCTGCGAAACGGATGGGCTCACATAGAAAAGACACCAGAGCCATTTCACATCACTGGCAAGGACAGAGATGGAACTGTCAAAGGATATTACGAGAAGAAAGGACAGCCTGATTACAAAGGAATCCTCTGTGATGGAACTGGGATTATGTTTGAAGCGAAGCATACTGACGGTGACAGAATCAGACAAAATGTTGTGACAGATACGCAATGGGAGAACTTGGACATATACGAGAAGTTCGGTGCTCATTGTTATGTGATGGTATCGCTAGGGCTAACAAAATTCTATAGAGTGCCATGGGCGACTTGGAAGAAAATGAAAGAATTGTTTTGCCACAAATTTATGACAGAACAGGAACTGGAGCCTTATAGGTTGCAGGAAAAACAATGCACGAT